CACTTACAGGTGGTACTGGTCTTGGTAAGTCAAGTGTTACAAGAGAACTTGAACATCATCTTATTAAGAACACTACAGATAACGTAGGTATCATAGCACTAGAAGAAGATTGGAGAAGAACCATTGACGGTATCTTATCTATTGAAGCTAACGCTAGGTTGTACGTTGACCAAGAACGTGAGAAGTTTTCTCAAGAAGAATTAGATAAGATGTTTGACATTCTCTATGATGGGGAGAACAAGAATAGAGTATGGGTTCATTCACACTTTGGTACGAATGACATTGATGACATCTTTACTAAGCTTCGCTTTATGATTATAGGATGTGACTGCAAGTGGGTGGTCGTTGACCATTTACATATGTTAGTCAGTGCTGTACATGAAGGAGATGAGAGACGTGCCATTGATACTATTATGACTAGGCTAAGAAGTTTGGTAGAAGAGACAGGTGCAGGAATCATTTTAGTTTCTCACTTACGTAGAGTTGACGGTAACAAAGGACATGAGAACGGTATTGAAGTATCACTATCTCATCTAAGAGGTTCTAATAGTATTGGACAACTTAGTGATTGTGTGATAGCCTTAGAACGTAATCAACAATCAGATGATGAGGATGAAGCAAGAACTACAAGGCTTCGTATCTTAAAGTCTAGGTATACAGGAGATGTAGGTATGGCATGTAGAGTTATATATGATGCAGAAACTGGAAGACTATCTGAAATATCAGATGATGATATAACCTTTGATGCTAGTCTTGACGAGGCATTTTAATGGACTTAGTATTTGACATAGAAACAGATGACTTAAAAGCAACTCTGGTACATTGTATCGTTGCTCAAGATATGGATACTGGAGAGATATATAAATATCCACCAGATAAATTGAAAGAAGGTTATGAACTGTTGGCTAATGCAGATACTTTAATAGGACATAACATCATCGGATTTGATATACCAATGGTAGAGAAGTTCGGTGGTGTTGACTTGTCAAAGATACCAGTCATTGATACTCTTGTACTATCAAGACTGTTCAACCCTAATAGAGAAGGTGGTCATAGCCTTGAGAAATGGGGATATAAATTAGGCTATCATAAGATAGACTTTTCAGATTATCTTAATTATTCTAAAGAGATGATGGACTATTGTGTTAGAGATGTACAACTCAACGCTGTAGTATTAAAGAAACTTAGAGAGGAGAGCAAAGGATTCTCTAAACAATGCATAGCTATTGAACAAGGTGTAGCTAGGATAATGAAACAACAAGAAGTAAATGGATTTAAGTTTGATTTACAATCAGCACTGTTATTACTTGCTGAACTTAGAGAAAAGAAACAATCCATTGAAGATGAAGTTCACAATACATTTAAACCTAAATGGGTAGATGATAAGTTAGTTAAGCCTTACATCAAGAAAGATGGAGACTTATCTAAGCGTGGACTTACAGATGATGAGTATCAAAGATGTTTAGATACAAATAACTTTGAACCTTTTATGAGACAAACACTACAAGACTTTAATCTTGGTAGTCGTAAACAGATAGGAGAATATCTTATTGACTTTGGTTGGAAGCCTGAAAGGTTTACACCAACAGGTCAACCTATAGTAGATGAGAAAACCCTATCAGCAATCACACACATACACGAAGCTAAACTTATAGCAGACTTCTTACTACTTCAAAAGCGTATAGCTCAAGTTGATTCTTGGGTTGAAGGAGTACAAGAAGATGGAAGAGTACATGGCTTTGTAATACCTAATGGTGCTATTACAGGAAGAATGACACACAGGAATCCTAACATGGCACAAGTACCGGCAGTCTATAGTCCTTATGGTAAGGAATGTAGAGCATGTTGGACTGTAGAAGAAGGTAATGTTTTAATCGGAGTTGATGCTTCTGGTCTTGAGATTAGAATGTTAGCTCATTACATGAATGACGAGGAGTACACAAATGAAATTCTCAATGGAGACATACACACCGCTAATCAAAAACTTGCAAACCTTGAATCAAGAGATAAGGCAAAAACATTCATCTATGCACTTATGTACGGAGCAGGAGATGAAAAACTTGGAAGCGTGGTCGGAGGAAGTACAGCAGATGGTAAGAGAGCTAGACAATATTTCTTTGATAATAAGCCTACATTTAAGTCTCTTAGAGACAGAGTACAAAGAGCTTCAGCAAAAAACTACCTCAAAGGATTAGACGGTAGGAAGCTGTATGTTCGCAATCAACATTCAGCATTGAACACTTTACTACAAGGTGCAGGTGCTATTGTAATGAAGCAAGGATTAGTTATACTAGATGATGTACTACAATTAAATAACATGGAATATAAATTCGTAGCTAACATACATGATGAATGGCAGATAGAAGTTCCTAAGTGTCATGCTGATAAGGTAGGGCAATTAGCTGTAGACAGTATAGTAAAAGCAGGAACACATTTTAATCTTCGTTGTCCTTTGGATGGCGAATACAAGATAGGAGGTAACTGGAGTGAAACCCACTAAAGAAGACAGAAAGAAATTTGATATTGACCTAGAGTATGGAGAGATAAGAGAAGATAAAATAAAAGATATGCTTACTGGTAAGAAGATAGAAGTTAAATCAGAGAAGGGTATGTGGATGAAGACAGGTAACATATGTATAGAGTATGAGTCTTGGAATAAACCATCTGGTATTAGAGCAACGGAATCAGACTATTGGTTTCATAACTTATGTGTAGGAGACAATGAGTTCTGTACTCTTGTATTTAAAACAGATGTACTTAGAACTATTGTTGATGACCTTGATAGTTTTAAAACTGTATGTGGTGGAGACCATAACGCTAGTAGAATGTTCTTAGTTAATCTTCAGAAATTATTCTCATCAGATGTTATTAAAGCATTTAAGGAAACTGAAGATGAAAAAAAATAAGAAAACACTTGACACATTAGTAGAAGATATATATAATGAATTGTCGGCATTAGGAAAAGGCGAACATCTAAACATAGATGAAGAGTCAATCGAACAGTTTGGAGAGTCAATGAAACAGATTCTACATGACTGGTCTCATCCTAGTCCAAGAGGTAAACCTAGTTTAAGAATGTCTAACATAGGTAAACAACCTAGACAATTATGGTATGAAATGAACTCTGATTCTGAGAATACAGAAGTCATATCTCCACCTACATTTATTAAGTTCTTGTATGGACACTTACTTGAAGAGATAGTTTTATTTCTTGTTAAGTTATCTGGACATGAAGTTACTAGTGAACAGAAAGAAATAACAGTATCTGGAATCAAAGGACACATGGACTGTGTTATTGATGGAGAAGTTGTTGATGTTAAGACTGCTTCTAACTATGCCTTTAAGAAATTTAAAGATGGTACTCTAGCAGAGGATGACCCATTCGGTTATATGGCTCAACTAGCAGGATATGAATCAGCAGAAGGAACTACTCATGGTGGTTTCCTTGCTCTTAATAAAGAGTCTGGGGAGTTAGCTATGTTCAAGCCTGATAACTTTGATAAGCCTAATATTAAAAAGAAAATAACTGATATTAAAAAGGCTGTTAAGTTAGCGACACCACCTGATAAATGTTATGATGATGAACCAGATGGTAAGTCTGGTAACATGAAACTTGCAAGGGGTTGTACTTGGTGTAGGTTTAAACATGATTGTCATAAAGATGCTAACGATGGTAAAGGGTTAAGAGTATTTAAATATTCAACAGGGTATAGATACTTAACTCAAGTACCTAAAGTTCCTAATGTTATAGAGGTAACACAAATATGAGTGGTAAGAAATCAAAACTATTAAGACGTAAGGCTGAAGGATTACTTATAGGTTGGATTCAAAGCATGACTCCTGAAGGAGAAGATGCTAGTAAGATTACTAAGAAAAACTTACATGAGTTTCTACCGGAGCAAACACATATCTTTGCTAACAATAGATTTATGTTAAGTGCTTATAGTCTTAGATGGTTCTATAAGAAAGTAAAACAAAATCCTAATTTTCATTTGGAAGAGTTAAGTGGTTAGAAGAGTACCAAGAAAACCTAGACCAAAGAAGGTTGGTGTACCTAAAGGGTATGACAGTTTGTGGGAAGCAACGCTACACGAGACTGTACTACAAGAATGGAAACACCATTGGGATAACATTAACTATGTTGTTAAACATAAATACGAACCTGATTTTGTAAAAGTTATAGATGGTAAAACAATTTTACTAGAAGCTAAAGGTAGGTTTTGGGACTATGCAGAGTATAGTAAGTACATACATATTAGAGAAGCAATACCTAAAGACTATGAGTTAGTCTTCTTATTTCAGAAGCCCTTCTCTCCAATGCCAGGTGCTAAGATGAGAAAAGATAAAACAAAAAGAACTCATGCTGAATGGGCAGAGACAAATAATTTTACATGGTATAGTGAAGAGACATTACCAGAGGAATGGAAGAGTGAATTATAAATTTAACGAAGATAAAATATTAAATGAATTAAAAGCTTACGTAGGTAATACGTATGACCAACACTATGCTAATGGTAAGTATCAAGCAACAGATATGATAATTGATTCCGGATATGGAGAAGGATTCTGTCTTGGAAACATTATGAAGTATGCTATGAGGTTTGGTAAAAAGAACGGTAAAAATAATTTAGACCTATATAAAATAATACACTATGCTATAATAGCAATATACGTAAACAATAAGGAACAAGACAATGGTTGAAGATAAGATAGGAAAGAAACCTTACCTAGGCATAGAGATAGATTATGATAGAGAAAAAACATTTGATAGATTTAGTTTAGACACACTCAAGGATAGATATCTTTGGGAAGGAGAAACA